AAATGTCAAGAGGAGCAAAAACATAGCCACCTCTCTCCACAAATAACCTTTTCAAAAATCCAACGTCCTCATGAACATCAAATTTCCTATCAGGTTTAGGTTCCGACTTATCTGCAGGAGTGTATTTCACACCTATTGTTGCAAGTTGGACGTGAATGGCCCAAAAATCAAAGTTAGTTACGCTAGCGTGCACGGCAATCAGATTATCATCACCGTAAGTCATCATGCGAATTTGAACGAAAAAGACGGATACATCATTACCAACTCCAACCCAAACGTACATAATAAACAAAATATTAACAATACAGTTCACATGCACAGTCAAAGGATTACCAGAAGGGTTAGTACCTGCAATCGAATAGATGTCTCCATCAATGATAACAGTGGGATATATCGCCTCAGCAGCCCAAGATCGACATGCTTGAAGTTCCTCTTCGGAATAATTACCTGAAGCCTCAAGAAGAGATATAATAACTGCATAGGCTGCGCTCGTAAATACTGGTGACATATTCTGATCAAAATTCGAATAATCACCTGCGATCAACCGATCCTCACCAAAAATAGTTATAAATCTCCATAACAGACCCCAGATCTTTGAAGAGCAATTCATACCAACAGCTGCCCATGAAATAAAGGGATTGCGCTGAGCAATACGAATATAAGAGCCAAACAACATCCGGCCGCCTAAAATAACGTATAAATTAGCTGCGCAAAACATGCGTGGACCGCGTGTCTGATTCTTTTCAGGAGAAATTGGCTCATCCTTTTGAGTTCCCTTGTAAGGATAATTAAGGGGACACTTCTCAATCAAACACAGAAAATAACGACAAAATTGTTGTTGCATTTCGTCAGTCAGAAAGTACTCGTATCCGCTTGCCCGAACTTCAACTGGTACAGGTCGAACTTCCAAAAGGTCGGATTTCCGCGTATTCCACGGATAACCAGCGCTCGTATCCATCTTCAATCTCTCAACCCACGTGACCTTGTCATTACCATTAATGGCATCTGCCAGGCTAAGTGTGCTTAACAATTTTAACTCACTTCCATAAGCTTTAATCCAATGATCTGATAATACGGTCGATATCTTATCAACCCGATCAACGTCAATCTCTGAACTGATCTTGCTAATTTGAGTTAAGTAATTGCGTTTAGATTTCCAATCGAAAACGGGCTTCTC